CGTCATGCTGCTCAAAATCCTCTACGAGAAGGGTACGATTTCACCCGACGAACTCTCGAAGCTCCTCGCCGACGACAACGTCGGCATCGCTGTCCAAGTGACCAATATCAGTGGTGTTAAGTTCGAGGACCCAATTCCCCTTCCTAGCGGGCTCGTCGAGATGGAGGCGCTCATCGACACCGAAGTCGAGCAAATCCTCGGCCTCGGCGTCAACCAGTTCGGCGAATACGCTCCCGGCTCCGCGGATCGAAGCGCGACCGAAGCCAACATCGTCAACCAAGCGACCCAAATCCGGATCGACGAGCGCCGGGACGCCTGCGCCGACCTCATGGTCGACTACGTCGCCGACATGAACGACGACATCGCCGAATACTGGGACGAGTCGATGATCGTCGATGTCGCCGGCCCCGCCGGCGTCCCAATCTGGATCAAGTTCCAACCCGAACTCATCCGACAAGGTCGCTTCGACGTTAAAGTCGACCCCGACTCCTCCGTCCCGCTCACCAAACAATATAAAGAACAGAAGGCTGCGCAGGGCTTCGCCATGTTCAAAGACGACCCCTTCGTCGACCAACACGCTCTTCGCGAGTTCGTCCTCAGCCAAATCTGGGGCTACGACGCCGACTCGATCCTTCTCAACCCTGCGATGCAGACGAGTCCACAAAATCCCATGTCAATTCAACAAGCCGCCCAACATCTCCAACAAATGCCGCAACCCGGAGGGCGCCCTCCGCTCCAATCCATCCAAGGAGGCAAGCAATGAGCCGCCCCTGGCGCATCCGCATCCGGCGGGCGGATCGGGTCGACTGCAACCACCTCGACAACGAACCGTGCGCCGCTTGCGAGGCGGACAAGGCTCGAACCGCCGCACTTGGCGCGCGCCCGCTCGCCGCCCCTGCGCTTCAATTCTTCGGCGAACATGTCTTCGAGCATATGTACGACCCTTGGGAGAAGATGCCGACGATCTCCTCCCCCGAAGTCCTTCGACAAGAGGCGGAGAAGCGCGGCCTCACGTCTGAATATCTTCGAGACTCGCTCATCCACAAGTCTGGCCCGAACCGTTGGGTTTGATGCTTGCATTATTTGCCACTTGACACTGCCCCCCTTTACATCGGACACTAACCCTCATGCCGCCCCTTGATCCCACCCACAAACCCGCCGGTTCGATGACAGTCGACTTCTTCACCACCGAAGATGGAGTCGTCTACCCGGTCATCTCCTTCGCGCCGGTCGGGCGGATCGTCCCGGCACTCGTCGACCGCTTCCTCCCAAAACTCTACCAAGAAATCGGCCTCGCTCAAGTGGCCGCGCGCTCCGCGCAGGCCGAAGTCGAAACCCCCGCCACTCGCCGCCCCCGGCGCGCCGCTTAGGAGCCGCTTATGTTCGAGTTGATCGACCGTCTTCGTTACACCACGCGCTTCGCCGCCGGATCGCTTTGCTGTGCCGATCCTGGCGTCGGGGGCGACGGGTCTCCCGGCGGAGGGGGCGGAGCCGGGGACTCGAAGCCCGATTGGGGCGCCTTCACGAAGGCTCTCGAAGCGATCCCCGCCTCGATCAACAACGAACTCGGCAAGCGCCTCGACGGCCTGACTCACACCGTGCGAGAGGCATCCGCTCCCCTACCCGTCGCCGAAGAGCCTCCCGACTTCAACACGATGGACAACGGCCAGATCGCCGCCTACATGCAAGACCAGACGACGAAGGCGATCAAAGCCGCGCTCGACTCCGCTCTGCAACCCTTCGCCGAGAAACTCGTCGGCCTCGAAACCCAGCAACTGACGACGACCGGCAAGGCCGAAGTCGACCGTCTCAAAGCCACCCACAAGGACTTCGTCGACTGGAAAGACGAGATGATGTCGCTCGCTGGCGAGCAGCCGACTCTCTCGATCGCCCGCCTCTACTCAATCGTCCGCGCCGAGAACCCGGACAAGGCGAAGACGCTCGACACCCGTTACAATCCCGTCATCGAAAAGCCTCGCCCCTTCGCCATGACGCACATCTTCGGCGGCGACAACTCGAACGGCCAGCAGGCGAAAACTCTCTCGAAGGCCGAAGCCTCGATGGAGGCGGCCCGCGAGGTCGCCAGCCGACACTCGGGCGTCTTGAACGCTCTCCGCGATCTCTAACAGGGGCTGAACGATGGCCAATTCGATCACTGTCGCGCTCGACGATCTCTACACCACGACTTGGCAGAAGCGCTTGCCCGGTGTCGCCGACAACATCTTCACCGCCGCGCCTTTCTGGTATTTTCTCAAGGACAAGGGCAAAATCCGCCCCGAGCGCGGCGGTCGAAACATCGAAGTCAATCTCGCTTACGCCACCAACTCAACCGTCCAATGGTTGACGCGGGGCGGAACGGTCGCGATGAACGACTACAAGTTCCTGACGGTCGGCATCTACAACTGGCGCCAACTCGTCGCCAACGTCCTCCGCTTCGGCGTCGACGACCAGCAGAACTCCGGCTCCGAGCGCATCCTCGACTGGGTCGGCCAGAAGCTCGACAACACCGAAGAGTCGCTCGTCTCGACGCTCGAAACCCAACTCGCCGCCGCGGCCGGCGCCTCCTCGAACGCGATCGACGGCCTTCAATTCCTCGTCCCCGACTCCGGCAATGTCGCCTCGGCCGCCTATAACGCCGGCGGGATTGACCCGTCCGTCTACACTTGGTGGCAGAACCAGGCGACTTCTCTCGCGGGGAAGTCCTTCGCCGTCAACGGCATCAACGCGATGCGGACCCTGCTCAACAACTGCATGAACAATCGCCGGATGGACAAGCCCGATATCATCCTCTCGGCGCAAGCTCCGTACGAATACTACGAAGACACGGTCCTTCCGCAACTTCGCTTCAACGACACCAAGCTCGCCGACGCCGGCTTCGACAACCAGTCCTACAAGAAAATCCCGATGGTCTGGACGCCAGCCGTCTCCCAGCGCATGTACATGCTCAACACGCGCTATCTCGAGTTCGTCTACGACCCGGCCTACTTCTTCGAGATGACGGAATGGAAGGCGATCCCGCAGCAGGTCAACGACCGCGCGGCGCAGATCAATCTCTTCTGCTCCTTTATGACGAACCGCCGCCGGGTCCAAGGCGTCCTCAACAACATCGATACCCCGTAAGCGGAGACGCGATATGTCCAGCTTCAAAGTCACCTTCAAGTCCCAACTGACCGATGTCGACACGACGGCGATGGAAGACCTCGGCGCCATTCGCATGGACGAGAACGGGGTCCACAAGTACGTCCAATTCGGCGCGACGCGCACGACGAACGTCAGCGGCGCTCTCGTCGCCGGCGATGTCGTCTGCTACGTGCTCGGCACAACCGCTGATCTCGACTTGATGACGCTCGTCGACGAAGCCAACACGGCGGTCGGCGCGGGTGTCGTCGAAGCGGCGGTCGCCGCGACGGGCGGTCCGTTCTACGGCTGGGTCAAGATCAAAGGCACAGTGACGCTCAGCGGCACGCCCGCCGGGTCGCCCGCCGCCGGCGACGAGTTGACTCCCGCCAGCGCCTCGGCCAAGTCCCTGACGAAGCGTGCGACCGACAACGGCCAAAGCGTCGGCGTTCTCGTCGATGCGACCAACTTCGTCATGAACTGCAACTTCCCGTACTAGGAGCCATCGATGGCTGACACGATTACAGTCACTGTCGACTCGATCAAAACTCGAAGGGTCGACGCGAGCCCCTTCGGGATCATCGCCGGCCAGTGCAATTTGTCGAGTTACTCATCCTCGAAGACCGCACTCGCTGCGCTTATCGGGCTGTTTCGCACGTCGACGACGCTGCTTCGTGTCATTCCGATGCCGCTGTCCAGCAACGGTTATCTGCTCAAATGGGATGACACGGCGCAGGCGTTTCGCGCCTACCAACCCGGCGCGGTCACAACCGCTCTCGCGGCGGCTGGCTCCGGGACGGCGTTGACTTCGACAACCTCCGTCACGATGAACAACACCGCCACGGTCGAAGACACCCTCGTCATCAGCGGCGGCACGTACTCTGCGGCGACGATCGCTCGCGGCGGCTATACGAGCCCCAATCTCAGCGCCACCGGGATGATCGTGCGAGAAGTCGGTGATATCTTCTCCATGACATTCACTAGCGCCTCAATGCCTGGGGTCGAGTCCTTGCCGAGGGCGCGCGTAACCGCCTCCGTCGCCGCGGCGGCGGCCGAAGTCGCCAACGCCACCAATGTCGGCACATTCGACTTCATCGCCATGGGCCAGATGGGCTAGAGAGGAATGCGGTGGGCGCACTTACTCTCGGAGACTTCGAGACAGAAATCCTAGCTGGACTCGGCAACCGGACGGACATCCCCACACAACGGGTTGTCAACGTCCTCAATCTTGCCCAATCGCGTATCAGCCGCTCCTATGATTTCAGCGAGATGGCGACCGTCTCCTTCGCCGCGATGTCCTTCACGTCCAGTCCGGCTCTCGACAAATACATGGTGCCGCCGCCCCGGACGAAGACCATTCACAGCTTCCTCTGCCTTGACACCAGCGCGGGGCTCTCGTCCCTCGGCCAGAGTCGAAAGGTGATCGAGAAACCCTGGCGTTGGTTCGACGCCAACTTTCCGTCTCCCGAGTGGGTGCCGGCGGGCTGGCCGCTCTTTTACAAGCGTTGGGGGAATGTCATCGTCATGGTCCCGGCGCCGTACCTTCAATTCACGGCGCAGTTGAGCTACACGACATTCCCAGAGCCCTTCATCGTCGGCGCGCAGACTCAGACGAGCCAATTCGAGAACAAGGACGATCTCTTGATCTCCTACTGTCTCGCGTATTTCTTCAAGACCCTTGGTCGAAACGACCGCGCCGCGTATTTCGAGGAACTCTCGAAACAACAACTCGACGAGGCGATTGATCGAGACGACACTCGCCCGGACATTGAGGTCAGTCGCGACTCTCCGGCTGTCCGAGGCGCCACCCAGGGTCCGTATTGGGCCGACCCGCTTGTGATGACGCCGCCAGGATGAGCGATCTACCCGCGCCCCTCGTCGATCTCGTTCCGACTCTCTCCTGGTTCACGCTCGAAGAAGGATCGGCGAACGTGCTCCAGAACACGATCAACATCACGGCGATTGGGACGACTCCTCTCCCGCCGTCGAGCGGGACTTTCACATCCGTCTACGTCAACGCGCCGGGTCTTGTGACGATCGACATGCCGCTGACAGCGGGGCTGGTCGCCGGCCAACGCTGGGCGATCATCGACACCAGCGGCGCGGCCGGCACGAACGCAATCACCGTCAGCGGAAACGGGAACGAGATCAGCGGATCGCCGCTCTTCGTCATGAACATCGACTACGGCAGTGTCGTCCTCGAATGGAACGGCTCCTCATTCTCCTTGGTGGTGTGAGATGCGTGGGATCAGTGTGAAGGTGAAAAAGCCCTCGAAGCCGAAGCTGCGTGGGCCGGTCAAGGTCGGACTCCCGAAGACGAAGGGGCTCCCGAAACCGGGGGCGACGACAGCCTCGATCCTAGCAAAGTATCTCTAAGATGGCCTTCGACGACATCTGGAACCCGACTTACGAAGGGCTCCCGGCCGACAACGAGAATATCGCGCTCGGCGCGGGACGCATTCGTGACCTCAAAGTCAACGTCCGCGAACGCGCCGGGATTGATCACTCTTGGGGAGATACGGCCGACAACGGGCAGCACAACAAAGTCACGTTCAATCAGGCGGGCGCCGACCCAACGCCCGTCTCCCTGACCGGCTTTCTCTACACGAAGAACGTCGCCGGCGCGACAGAGTTGTTTTGGGAGGACGCCGCCTCCAACATTCTCCAACTGACCGCTGCCGGCAAGCCCGCAGTCGGAGAGTTCGCCTCGGGAACATCCATTGTCTTCGGTGGCACTGCGCCGCCGACTGGTTGGACACAAGTCACGACGAACACGGATGCAGTTCTGCGCCTCGTCAACGACGGCAGCGGCGGCGGAACGGGTGGGACTTGGGACCTCAGCACAGTCCCAGTGACGACGACAGTCACGACAACCGTCGCGACGACAACCGCAGACAATGGGTCGACGGTCTCCGGGACGGTCGCGGGCCACGCCGTGACAATACTAGAGATGCCGATACATGACCATACATTCGATCCTCTTATATCTGCCGCCACTATCGATCAACACACACCGAACGTGAATGGCGTTGTGGCGGGACACACTACTCTGACAACTGCTAGCGCTGGTGGCGGAAACACTCACGCGCACGGCTGGTCCGGGACTTTGGGCTTGACGCTGGCCTCGGTGTCGACGGGCTCTTCTTCCGCGACTTCGACGCTCACAAACAATGCCGCCTACAGGCCCAAATACGTCAACGTTATTCTCGCGACGAAGAACTGATGGCCGGCATTTGTGCCATCGTCGGGACTGTTTGTCCTCGGACCAGCGACCCGGAGGCTGAGCGCTTCTGTCCGGCGTGGTGGGAGTCTCTTTGGCAGAACGATCGAGGCGAGACTCAAGTCAGGAAGGGTTGCGCTTGGACGCAACTCCCCGACTATGTCAATCAACTTGTCGCTCGCTCCAACGGCGCGGCGGTCAGCGCCCAGGCCGCGCGGGACGCTTCTGATGGGATGGCGATCAACCTCCGGGCCTTGGCGCTGACCCTCTTCAACCGAGGTCATAATGGCGAAGCTCCCATCCTCCTTTCCGCTGGTGACGAGGTTCAAGGATCAAGGGCTTCTGACCTCCCTCCAGCAAATGTATCAGAGAGTGGCGGGAGTGTTCAACAATCCTGATTTCGGCGCGACAACAGCCCGACCGCCACAAAATCTGACGGTCGGCCAGACGTTCTTCGACACGACCCTAGGCACCCCTATCTGGTGGAATGGCACAGGTTGGGTCGACTCGACAGGCGGTAGTGTTTAATGGCACAAAGTGTAGCTGTCGAGAACGATGTCCGGGGGCTCCACGCGCCGACAGAGGAGTATCAGCGGGTTCGCGTGTCGCTCTTAGACGGCGGCCTTCGCAACGACAAAGCTGCTGTCGATCTCGCACTGAACGAAGTTCCGGCGGTCGTCAACCTAACCATAATTGCGGGTGTCTTGCGGGTCGACACAGGTTATATCGGTTTCGGCTCTGTCTTCGGCGGAGCGGCCTTCCTGGGCGACCCTCAAGTCCCGTATCAAATCTTCAACAATGACGGCACGAGTGATCTTCTCCTCGTGACCACGGCCACTGTTTATCGGCTGTCGGTCCAATTCAACCAATGGCAAGTGTGTCCGTGGGGTGGGTTCTATAGCAACACGGGCTCATTGGCCTCGGGCGCTACGACCGCTACATTGGGGAGCGTCAGCGGGCTCTCGATCGGCAGCATTCTCGGCTTCCCGCTCAGCGACGGGGAGCAACTGCCGACGACTGTGACAGGCATCTCTGGAAGTGTCGTTACCTTCACTCCGGCGATCCCGGCAGGCTTGACGGTTCTGAATGGGGCCAACATCTGTCTCGGCGCAGCGCTCAACGGTACATACGATAACCAAGTCGACGCCGTCGCCTTCACCGGCAAGGGCTGGTTCATCTTCACCAATGGCGTCGACCCCATCTTCTACTACGACGGCGCGAAGCTCGTCGATCTCGTCGCCGCCTCCGACTTGCCCGCCAACACGACTTGCGCGTGGATGGAGATTTTCCACGAATGTCTATTCCTATTCAACACAACCGAAGACGGACAACAACTCCCTCAGCGGGCACGAATGAGCGACTTGGCCGATCCTCTCGCCTGGACGCCAGGAGGCAAGAGCGGAGCTTCAATCGCCGCCATTTACGATCTTCTCGACACAGAGGACTTCATCAACACCGCTTCCATTCTCGGTCCGTATTTGATTGTCTATCGCGACACGACGATCATGCGAGGGACGTATCTTGGGCTCCTCGACGAGACAATCTTCTGGGAGTATACGGTTTACGGAGAAGGGAGCCAAGTGCCGGCCGGTGTCGCCGAGATTGGCGCGCAGCACGCTTTCGTCGGGAACAGTTCGATCTACACCTACGACGGCAGTTATTCCATCGACAGTATCGGCGACGGCATCTACATCGGCTTTCTCAGCGCGGTCGGCGATCTCAACGCCTCCGCCCGCGTCTCCATGTTCACGCAATACGTCGGGGACTATGACGAGTTTTGGGTCTTCTACCCGTCGGTGCAGTCGCTTTTGCCGAACAAGATGCTGCGCTGCGCGCTCGACAAGACCGCTTGGTACGTGCGCGAGTTCGCTAATCTGTTCGTCTCCTGCGCACCTTATTTGGCGGTGGCGTCGACGACGTGGCAGTCCGCGGTCGGCACTTGGGCGCAGCAGACAGCAGTTTGGGACAGTCGAGTCTTCCTCGCCAACACGCCCATTTATTTGATGTGCAGTGGAGATGATAAAAAGGTCTACGCGTACGACTATTCGGCAGCGACCGACAACGGCGTGCCGATTGAATGGAGCGTCGAGACAAAGGACATCGCGCCGGGGGATGAGTTCGTTCGCTGGGACAGTGTTCGAGCTTACGGACAGGGCACGGCTCTCTGCCAGTTCAGCGTCGACGGTGGGTCGACTTGGCAAACCATTGGCTCTCTGTCCTTCGGCTCGAAGTCCTCTCTAAAAATCTTGACATTCCAGGCGGTTTCGTCCTATATTAGGTTTCAGCTTAGCGGCGTCGATCCAACATTTCAACTTAATTGGCTCGAAGCCTGGTATTTGAGGGAGTCAGAATGGTAGACCAGCCGATCGGCTTCCACGCGACAGAGAGCTTCGACATCGGCTCAATGGCCGCGTTCATGCGGCAGCCGGAGATTTATTGGGCGGTCAGCGACGCCGCCGCCGCGCCGCCGGAGATGCTGGACATCGAGAGCTATCTCTCCCACACGCACACATGGACGTTGGCGTGTTGCTACGGGGAGACGATCATCGGCGGGATCAGCTTCGTCCTTCGGACGACGATCTGCGCGGAGGCGATCATCGGCTTTCATCCGAACTTCCGGGGGAAGGTTGCCTTCCAGTTCTGCCGTTATGCGATCGGTCGCGCCTTCACCGATAAGGGCCTTCTCAAACTCTACGTTTCGATCCCGAGCGACAACAAGCGCGCGATCATGATGGCGGGGGCGCTTGGATTTGGGCGGGAGGGGAGGTTGACCAAGGCTATCGTCCGAGGCCACATCCTCAACGATACAACGCGCCAACAGTTCACACCGACGCCGCCGGGCCTCTACGATCTCGTGCTGCTCGGTTTGTCGAAGGAGTAACGACGCATGAGCTTCCTCACCGGCTCCGCTCCGCAAGCGAACTTCTCGACGAACTCGACTGTCGACCCAACTCAGTCATCGATCCAACAGCTTCTGGCGGGCCTTCTCACCGGCGGCACTCAACCGGCCGGTGTCCAAGCCTACAACGGCAGCTTCGCCGCGCCGACGAGCGCGCTTCAAAACACGTCGCTCGCGGGTTTGCAGCAAGTCGCGGGCGCGGTGCCGGCGACCGGGACGCCCGCGCAGGGCTCAACGGCTGCCGCCGCGCTGCCGGCGCTTCAATCCGCCTTCGGTTACACTGCGCCGCAGGTCGCGGCCCCGACCGCCGGCGGCGCTCCACAAGTCGTAGCGCCGCAGATCAACTCCGCGCAAGCCTTCCAGCAAGGAGTTGCGGCGCCCCTCATCCAGGCGTTCGATCAACAAGTCCTCCCCTCGATCAGCGGGAAGGCTGGGGGGTCGGCGGGCGGCGCTTATAGCAGCGACACCCAACTCGCGAAGAACATGGCGACGACGCAACTCGGTCAGACGCTCGCCCAACAGGGCTCCTTATACGATCTCGGCACGCAGGAAGCGAACGCGGCGAACTCACTAACGGCACAGACCGCCAACCAGGGCGCGACCAATCAAGTCGATCTCGCCAATCTCGCCGCCATGTTGGGAACGAACACGACAAACACCGGCGCGTCGTTGACTGGACAGTCGGACGTTCTGTCGGCCCTTGGCGAAACGCCGTCCGTTGTGGGTGCGCCCGACGTGCCGGTGGCGAATGCAGCGAACATTCTTAATTCGACTTTGGTCGGCGGCGCAGTTCCGCAGCAGACGGCGCAGACTCAACTGACTGGCCAATACACCGACTATCTCAACCAGATCAGCCAGGCGCAGACTCTCTTGCAACTCATGGCCGGCTTCGGGACGACTCCGACGCAACAGACGAGCGCGGTCGCCAGTGGCGGGCAGACGGGCCTTCTACAGGGCGTGCTCAGCGGCCTCGCGGGGAACTCCGGAGCCGCGACCGCCCTTGCGCCGGCCATCATGAGTCTCTTCTCCGATCCGCTCCTCAAAGAAGACATCGTCAAGGTCGGCAATCTCGACAACAAGCTCCCGGTTTATGTCTTCCGATACAAGGGCCTGCCGCAAGTTCACATGGGGCTCATGGCGGACGAGGTTGAGCGAGTGCGCCCGGAGGCGGTCGGGATTGGGCCGGGTGGATTTAAGACTGTCAACTACGCTCTCGCTGCTCTCCAGGAGATATGAGATGTCAGAGAAAAAAGTTTATCGGTCATTGGTTCTGGACCTAATACCGTTTCCTGCTTGCACAAGACAGTCGATGCAAGCTCTCGCACAGGATTTGCAAGATGTGACTGGGTTCAAGTTTGATTTGTTAGAGAGAGAATGTGAAGTCTTTGACTCCAGCGACCGCATCTCTTTCGATTTGGGCGTGTCAAAGATCGTTGAATTGACGCACGCTCAACGACTTGATCTTAAAGTGATCTTGAAGGAGGCGATCGATGCCTACTGTAAGTCTCCCGGCTGACAATCGTTGGGGTTCGATCGGGCAAAGTCTCGGCGGTCTCGCCGGGCAGATCGCGGGAGCGGCGCAGCAGAAGGCTGTCGACACCGGCGTCGCCGAGGTCATCCAAGACCCGCAAGTGCCGACGAAACAGAAGCTCTCCGTCGTCATGCAAAAGTACGGGACGCCAGGGGTGACGAGCTTCACCAACCAACTCAAGGCGCAACTCGTTCAGTCGCAGATCGGGCAACTTGGGGCGTCGAGCGGGTTGATCGCTGCGGATACAACGGGGAAGAACCAGACGAACGCGATCCAGGCGGCGACGATGCCGGATGCACTCCTCGCGCCGGGGTTGGCTAATGCGGCCACTCGGGCGAGAACGTCGTTGACGAGTAATACGGCTGACCAAGTGAAGGAGTTGCTTCCTTCAACAGTCGCCGAGAGCCAGAACAAAGCGGCTCTGACTGGCGGGCAATCGCAGGCGCAAGACCTCGCCAATCAGCAAGCGCAGATGCAAGCCGCGTTCACACAATCGCTGCTGACCGGCGGCACAGACAGCTTGAAGAAGACTCTCAGCGACAACGGGATCACGGACCCGACAGAGCAAAGCCAAGTCATCACCGCCTTCCAAGTTGGCGGGCAAAAAGGCATGATGACGAAGATGAATGAAATCCAGCAGAACGCGGCGCGGGTGAAGGCGACGACCGAGGCCGCGAATATTCGGAACCAGGAGCCGAAGCCGACGCCGAACGAACCAATGAAGCTGGCGAGTGACTCGCAGGCGCTCTCAACTTCGACCGAGAACTTTCTCGACGCACTGACGAAGAATGGCGGCGGGACCGGAACTCTGTCAGGAGCAACACTTGAGTCCTTCGCCGCTTCACATGGCTTCCCAGTTAAGGACACCGAGTTCTTGAAGATGTATGAGAGCCAAAAGCAAGCGATCCTGGATCGCGCAACGACCGGAGGTGGGTTTGTCAGCGGAGCGCGGATTAATCTCGCTAAAGATGTCGGGCTGAAGTTAAATAACGAGCCTATCTTGAACTTCATTGCGGCCGACGCCGCCGCTAGCCAAAAGCTCTCAGAACTTCAGTCGCAGAAATCTGCCTATTCGACAACTCCGAATATCAACATGAAGCCGTTGGATGACGCGATCGACCACTGGCAGAAAATTCAGGCGAAATATAGCGTCACTTCCTATATTTCTAAGGATGGGCATTCAGTCGTTTCGATCGGTCCGAATGTAGTTAACCCGGAGACTTTGAAGCCGCTTGTCGAGGCAGACAAGTCCTATCAAGGGACTAACCAAACGTGGTCCGGGCGCGTGATCGCGCAAGCAGCGAAGACTAATGGGTTGACGATTGCGCAACAAGCTGCGGCGCTCGGCGTCAAGCTGGGGCAGTGAGATGGGCGGGACTCTTCAAGAGGCGATTGCTCTCGGCCAGCCGGTCGCCGCTGGGATTGCACCGACGCCCGACACGCCGCCCGAGGCGGCGCCCCTCGCACCCCAGCCGCTGTCTCCGAAGCCGTCTCTTCCAACGGATCGAAGCGCTCTCGGGCTGGTCGCGCATGGCGTCGAGATGACGGAGAGTCGCGGCCAGCAACTCGGTAAGGACGGGAAGACTCTAACCTCCTCTGCGGGCGCCAAGGGCGTGATGCAGTTGATGCCGCAATTCTTCCCCGGTGTGAATGTCGATGACGAAGCGGCCAATCGAACCGCCGGCACTAACCATCTCGGGCAGCTGTTTGACAAATACGGGAATTGGAACGACTCGCTGGCTGCGTATGACGCCGGGCCGGAGCGGGTCGACAAGTGGATCGCTGACGGTCGGCCGGAAAGCGGGAAGGGGGCGCTGCCGGCGGAGACACAGAACTACGTGCCGACTGTGCTCGCGCGTGTCGGAATGGTTCCGAGCGCGGCGAGTGATGTGCTGTCGAGGAAGCGAGCCGGGAGTCTGGACGAGGCGATCGAGGCGGGGAAGGCGCTCGCTCCCACCACACCGGGGCAAAGCGACGACTCGATGTCCTATGAGCAAGCGGACCCGTTTGGCATCGCGGCCGCTGGCGGGATCGACACTTCCGCCTTCGCAACGGGGGCCGGGCCGGGAGACGAGCACTCCGCACTCCTCAGCGGCGCGTATCGCGGTGTGCGAAATCTCGTCGCCGGTCCGGTGCAGGCGGCGGCGGAGTTGGTGAGTCCAGAAGCGAGCGGGAAATTGACCGCCACGCTGAATGCTGATCCTCTTTCATACAATTCTGCGACCGAGAAACATCCCGCGTTCGCGATGACTGGCGAAGCTCTCGGCGTCGGAGCCGCGCTCCTCGCGACAAGGGGAATGCTCGGCGCATTCACTCCGGCGGCGGCGGTCTTGAAGACCCTCCCGTTGGTCGTCCGTGGGGCGCTTCCGGCGCTCGGTGGGGCGACGATGGGTGCAACAACCTATAACACCGACCCCGAGCACACGAGCCGGCTGGTCGAAGGCGCGCTTGGCGCGGTGGCGGGCGAGTTGGGGCGCTCTGTCGGCAACGCGGCGACTTGGGCGGTCAGGAAGCTGTCGGACAAAGCAACTTATGAAGGCGTCTTGGGGTTGTATCGAGACGGCGTTGATGGGTTGTCCCGAAACTCTGCCGAACCCCTCGCGAACTTCAAGAAATACATCGGAGGGCTTTGGGCGCAGAACAATCGAAACTACGCCGGACGGCAACTCGCAGGCCGGGGCTTCGAGGGTTTCGACAGCGCTGGGTTGCGAGACGTGGTCGAGGGTTATGCGAATGATACGAGAGTTGCCGGTGTCGCGGTCTCGCCGACCGCTAAGACGCACGCCAATCGAGTTTATGAAGAACTCGGACTAAAAGAAGACGACGCCCGCCGCGCCGCCTATGAACAGGAGAAGAAAGAATACGATGCGGCGCTCACCGCGTGGCAAAAGAAGGTGCCGAAGTTCTCGAAGAATGCCGAATATCAAGAGGGGATCATCCAGCGGAAGATCGACAATGGGAGTTTGGAGCCCCCACCGGTCGCCCCCACTCCCTACGCGCCGCAGCCGATCAAGCCGGAGCAGTACAGCGCGGCGTTGACTGCTGCCAATCGAGGGCTTCGCACTAGTAAAGACGCCGCTACCACGCACCAGTTGACGGCGGTTAAGCGCGGCCTGGAACAGACGGCGGCGACCGAAGCCGCGCAACTAGGCGTTAGCGTTCCTGTCTTCCTGCGAAAGACGGCAGAGGCCAACCGCTTCTACCAAGACAACATCGCGCCGTTGTCGAAAGCGATGGGCCTAGGGACGACTCGGGGATCGCTCACGCCGGCGCGGATTGGGGCTGAGTTGACCCCAGCGAAGTTCTACGATCATGTCGTCAAGACGATTGAGGGAGGCGACGCGGTTGAACTAGCGGCGTTGGCGAAAGCGGTCGGATCGAAGGGCCGAGACGACGTGAAGCGCATCGCAATGTTCAAGATGCTGGATGCGGGTACAGAGATTGACAAGCCTTTCGACCCGGCCAAAGCGCTCAAGTGGGTCAAGGAGAATAACGAGAGTCTGCGGACGGTTTTCGGTCGGGACGGCGTTGAGAGTCTTCTCGGCTGGGGAAAGATCGCGCAGCGAGTCGTCGGTGATCCGTCGCGGTTCAAGCGTCTGATGACGATGGGGACGCATTCTGTCTTGCCGTGGTTGGGCGCGCTGCAAATCGGACACGCCGCGTTCAGTGCTATGACCGGAGCGGGACACGCAGGCGCGCATCTCGCTGAGGGAGTCGGTATGATCGCGTCGCCGATTGCGCTTCATGGGCTCTTTTCCGTCTTCGCCAAGATGGACCGGGTGCCGGCGATCCTGCCGATGGTCCGGGCGGCGTCGAAGCTCCCGGCCGACAGCCCGAAGCTCGACGAGATGATCCGCGTCATCGGCGCCAAGTATCGCGCCTACGGGTCGATTGCGTCTCGGGAGTTGCCGTCAGCTTATGCTGGTCCGGAGACTTCGCCGTTCTGAGCGCTTTCCGGCATTCCCTTCTCGCCGAGTCTAATCCAAGTCTGCGGGCGGCCGGGATTGCTGATGTCGACTGCTTTCTCGATATAATCCATCTGGATCAATTGAGCGAGAAGGTCTCGCGCCTCCCCTTGCGACATATATTGGAAGGTGAATTGGATCGCTTGGCGCTCGGTGATCCCGCCCGCGCCGGCTTTGTGCAGGATGTTTTGGAGTCCGTTCCAGACATCGCGATTGAGCCGGGCGACTTTGGACTCGCTCCGCCGGCTCCCGAAGATTTTTGAGAGTTCTTCCTCGACCTCGTTTACGCGGCGCGTCGCCTCGCGGATCGTCTGGAGGTCGATGACGTGGCTGTCGCCCTTCGCGACGCTGAGGCAGATGCAGAGCTTGTGAATGTGGGTTTGTTTGCGGGCGAGGTATTCGGCTATCCAAGGGTCGGCGTTCGGATGGGAGGCGAAGGCAGTGATGCGGGCTTGATTGGCCGCGTACCATTGCTTGCCGAACTCGCGAGCTTCGGGTGAAAGGACTATCTCGCCTTCCATCTCACTGATCTCGACGAGGTCATCGATGAACGGCTGCCGCCACGTCTTGATCTCGTCGCCCCAGAGTTCGTCCGGGTAAGGGATGGATTGCTCTGGCGTGTCGCAATGAAGGAAGATGCAGCGGGCCGAGAAGCCCCAGCCGGAGAAACGAAAGTTGTCGTTCATCCACCGCGGCGTTGTGCCGGCGATCATGTTGAGAAAAGGAGCGGTGATGGTGTTGGAGCCTTGGGTTTTTGTGTTCTTCTTGAGGCTCGTGTCCTTACAATCCCAAAGATCGGTGAGGACATTGACCATGAGGTAGTTCTTCGGGTCGAGGAACATCCCCCATTCGCTGATAGCGAGAGTGACGGCGCAAGTCATCTCGTAGTCTTGTGTCATGATGTCTGCGCCGGCGCCGCCCGTCGCGAAGGCGTCTTTGGAGTGCTCGAACTCCTCGATGAACCCCTCCCAGGTGTTGATGTCGGAGCCGAAGTTGACGCCAGGGACTTCGCGGAGAAGGCCCATCGCGATGTCTACGGTCGTTGATTTCTTGACAAGACCAGGAGGACCAACAAATATAATAAACCAGTTCGGATGCCATTTGAAAGTGCCCATGTCGATGTAACATCGCCGGCGTAGAGCGCCGCCAATAGCAGCCACGGCACTCCAATACAGATAGCGTTCAGGAGCCTCAGAGCGCGGCTTGACCTTGGCGACATAGTCGGTGATCCAGTTCTGGTGGTGGCGGGGCACTTAGTTATAGCCTCCAACATGGTATTTCTTGCACCAGTCACAACGATACGAAGTCACCTTGCGCCCGAGCCGCTTATTTCTTCTATTCATGTTCTCGGCAGCGCGTTTAGCGGCGAGGCTGGACGCGAAAGCGATCTTTCCGCCGCATTGAACTTTCGGCGAACCGAATTTAGAGAACGCCATTCCATTTCTCCATTGAGCCCCAGTCGCTCGCGGACCACTTCAATTCGACCGGGATGATGAGCGGATCGTCGTAAGGGACGACGACGCGAGTGAGTTCGATGATCTGAGGGAAGACCTCTGGGCATTGGGCGAGCGGGATTTGCATCAAGACGCTGTCGTGGACTTGCAGAAGAAGCTCAAATCCAGCGCGCCACAGCGCCAGCATCGCGTGGTTGATGACAATTGCGACTGTTGACTGTGCGATCCAGGCAAGTGCCTGACCAAGGAGTCGATCGGGTCTATCTGTGTAGACGCGGCGGAAGCCGAAGGCATTCCGAATAACGGGCATCTTGCGTCGGCGCAGATCGTATTCGACCCGTTGATGCCACTCCCCGATTGAGGGGTGTTCGTCATGGGTCCACCATTGGATGAAACGTCTGGACTTGTCCTCAGAGACGCTGCACGAGGACGCTAAAGTTCGGTAGCCGCCGGTATAATCTGCGAGATGCACGGCAACCTTGGCGTTATCGCGAAAAGTTTTCCCGTTTATGTGAAGAGAAGTGCGCGGGTTTGGGATGTCTCTGCCGTAGAGGTGATAAGCGTTCGGAGTGTGGAGATCGCCGCTGGAGCGGAGCACGCGCTTGAGGGTTTCGCAGCCGGCATCCCAGGCGACTACTTGGGCGTCCGCTCCGCTGAGATCGACCTCGACGAGCGCGTAGCCGGGATCAGGGACGATAGCGGAGCGGACGTTAGGCGGGGCGACTGCCCAAGGGTCGTCAAGCATCTTCGAAGTCCGCCCAATTTGTAGCTATGTCGTGAGCCAAGTCCTGAATAATCTCGTTGGCTTCTTTCACAGGATCGCAATCGATTTGTAGTCGAAGGACACGCCGCTCGCTAACTAGTTTGGCTATCCTTTCTCGCTCCTCCGCGCGGGTGTCTGCTTCGTGCGCCGCTAGAATTGCGCAGGTGTATTCGATCTTGCCCTTCCTGCCACAAACCTTCTCGTGTATGCGTTCGGCGCGTCTATACCGGGCTTCGTCTAATGCGTTCGTGCGTTCTCTCTCCTCTCTACGTACTTCGGAAGGATGTCGTCTGTAGTCCGTCGCCTCTTTTATCTGCGATGCGTATGGTTCTCCAATGCAGTTGCAGCTGATTACACTCCCGTCCTTCAGCCTAAAGTATAGCAACCCACAGACGACATAAGCGCCTGGAAGAGTCATGTCGTTGTGTGGCGCAGCTTTGACTATCTGGTTAGGCTCTACAATTCTTTTCATCGCCCCCACCACCCTTGCTCAAAGCCGTGGATGTAGATATCTCGGCAGGCGAGAACATCCCCCATCGCGGAGTGGGCCGCGCCGAGCTTTTCGACATCTGGCGACGCGCCGAAGCAATGTCGGTAGGCTTCATGGAGCGTCGGCCACTTGAACTTGCCGGGCCACCGACCAGGGAGCTTGCAGCGAGTTTCGAGCGAGCGCATCGTGCAAAACGGCAGAAGCTCCGCGAGCGCGAAGATTGAGAGGCCGGCGCGGTCGAGTTCGCAGTTGATGATCGTCGCGTCGTAGGTGAGATTGTGGGCGACGAGCCAACCAGCGCGACCCGGATCGGCGCTGGCGTCAAGGGCTAGGGAGAGGAGTTCGTCGAGGACTTCGCCGAGGTGCCGACCCTCCCGCCGGGCGCGCTCTGTCGAGATGCCGTGGATTTCGGAGGCCCCGGCGGGGATGTCGAAGCCCTCCGGTCGAACGATGGCGTTGACTTGGCGGAGGAAGGTCCACGGCGGCTCGGCGGCCATGTGATAGGCGGCGAGTTGAACGAGTCGCGCCTCCTTCGGATTGACGCCGGTCGTCTCGCAGTCGATGATGAGGACGGTCACGTTGGTTCTCTCTCGATAGCTTCAACAATATCTGCTACAGCAGAGTCGTAGCCCTCATCAAAGTCCGAACTTACATCCGTGTGTCGATCGAAGGCTATAAGTCTACACCTTTCGCGCTCTATTTGTGTGGCCTCTTTTGCAAAGTCCTCAAGCGCGAGGACCAATTCCGGGATGGCGAAGTCCTCTTCTTTCCAAAGCCAAGACTCTACAGCCAGCTTTCGTGCGACTTCTTTCGCTGTCATGGCTCAATCCGCCTGCCCAATATCCGTGTCCTTGCCGGTGTAGGAGCGGGAGAGTTCTGCGTCCGAGGGGGCGCCCTCGAAGCGCTCGAAGCCGGGTAGGTCGGCGAGCTTGAAGCCCTCGAAGCTCCCGATGCAGACAGCGGGGAGGCCGATCACCCGGATCGGGTGGGGCTTGCCGGTGGAGTCGATGATGTTTTCGAGTCCGTCTTCCGCGCGCGGGACGGTGCCGAGGAGCTTTCCGTCTTCCGTCCGAACCTGCATGACGGCGTCGAGATTGAAGGTGGCGAGATAGGTGGGCATTAGTTTATCTCCTTGGAAAGCTGTTGAATGACTTCTTTCAGAGTGTCTTCGTGTTGACGACGAGAAATCTCGGTCCAACCTTCCGAATATTGAGTGATCGCGAAGATTAACGAGGTTTCACGCTCTTTGAGT